CTACGTAAGAATGCAAATAACATGCAAATGCCTTCATTATCAGTGTTTACCCATTCAGGTACTTTAATTTGTATCTCCATATTATATGTATCAGTCTAACGTTCGAGCAAATAACGCAAGATCAGTACCATCTAAGTATTTAGTCTTCTTCTTTTTGTTATTTTTAAAAGATTCAAATGAAGAGTTTTCAGGCTGGTATTCTTCTTTAGTAGTTTCTTTAGTAACTTGTCTGGTATCTTGTATGGTATGCTGGACAGTTTGTCCTATCGAGGTGGACGCATTGTCCTTACTAGGTGGACATATTGTCTTATCAGTGTGGACGTTTTGTCCAGTCATAGTGGACGTTTTGTCCAGACCATGTTTACCTACAAAATCAGCTTCATTCTTATCTACTTTATAGATAGGTATTGCATTTTTAATATAACCAACTATCTTAATAACGCCAGCATCTTTTAATGCTTTAACACGTCTTTGATATGTCTTAGGGTGTATGCCACTAGTTTTACAAAAGGTTTCTATTTTAGCAAAGTATTGCTTACCGTTCTCTTGGTATCTTAACATATAAGCTAAGATAAATCTAGATTCTAAGTCTAGTTTATTCCAGTTGTCTGGAATTTGTGTAAATGTTTCCATGATTGTTTTTTTATTATTATATGGACTTAGAGTCTATTGTTTCACGATTTCTACCTACCATACCATTTGCTCTACGGTAGTTTTTAACAGGACGCCAGACTCTAGATTGTGTAAGTCCAAGTCTTTTTTGTATTTGACCAGTACTAAGACCAGACGCATAAAGACTAACAATAATTGCATCTGTCTCTGCTCGGGTCCATACTCTTACTAAGTCTTGACAAGATGGTGTGTATTCACCGGCAGCTCTACGAGCTCTCCATCTAGCATTATTTTCTTTCGCTGTAACCCACTGTAGGTTCGTGTAGTGATTATTCATCTTATTACCATCTACATGATCTACGTTAATAGTTCTGTCCATTCTGTCAAAAGGATTATCGCAGTAGTGCATTGCTACTAATCGGTGTACATATTTGCTTGGTAAATCGTTTTTACTTAAGGCAGCATATCTACTACCCTCGTGACCGCCTGTTAGACTAACGCTAACCCATCTAATATCTTCGTTATAGTTATTAGTTACCTTTACGTTACCCTCGTCTGAGATCCACCAGTATCGTTCTCTATGTAACTTTCTGTGTGGTCCTCCGGTCTTTGTTGTATGGAAATGTTCCCATCTTTCTTCTGTATTCATGTTGTTTATTTATATTTAGTTATACATTATATGTTATATATCGTCTAAGTTTCAGAAAAAAGGCGGATTCCTATAAAAGGCCGAAGGGCCCTCGAATGAGGACCCTTCTAAATATAATAATAATAAAATAAACAACTATGGCTAACAAAATAACCTATAGTTAAAAGTAAAGTTATGCAACTTCACCTATTATATATCGCTATATAATTTTGTTTCAGATTTAGTTAATCTTCTTTAGAACTGCACCGTGATCTACATATGCTACACCAGTATTACTAGCTTGAATACAAGTTCTATTTACTAAATAGAGATTTGATGTCCAGTCAGGAGTATATGTTGATATTCCTGATGTGTTAACAGTACCATCTACATCTGTATAAGCCATTCCACTAACTAATTCTGTACCAGTACCAGTACCGTCTGCTACATTAACGTATAGATTCTTTTGGAAACCTATTGCCCAATCAGCTTGTGATAATGATAATTGTCCCATATTAACTTCTTCAGTTGCAGAACCACCAACAGTACCGTTAGTAGAAATCCAATATGCACTCCATATAGTATTAGCACTACCTGAAGCACTCATTGCACCACTTAACTGTAATATATCTCCTGCAGCAAATGTATTAGCTGGGATTAAGACTGATGAATAAATAACATCACATCCACTTAAATAAGTTCCTGTTGATCTAGGCAGGCTAACCATCGGAGCTGCTCCTACTGCAGCAGAATCTACTTGTAATGCACCTGAAGCATTAATGTTTAATCTTCTATCTGTACCACCTGCATCTGATATAATAATACCACCTGCGGTTGGTGTACTGTCTGTTTGTACTTCTAGTGCTTTTACTGAAACTGTACTAGCTATACTACCTGTAATTTGTTGACCGATAGCCACAGCGTCTACCGCGTTTGCAATAGCTCTATCACCGATAGCAATAGACTGATTACCAGTTGCAGTAGCGTCATAACCAACAGCAACGGCTTGTTCACCTTGTGCGTCAGCTGATCTACCAAAAGCAGCAGAATATGAGCCAGTAGAATTTGAATATCTACCGACAGCCACAGCATCAATAGCTGTAGAGTTTGATTGTCTACCAACAGCTAAAGTACCTGCGTTACCACTTGCAAAAGCATCTGGACCAATTGCCATTGCTTCATTATTTTGTGCATGTGCATTATTACCAATAGCAATACCTAAACCGCCTGCGGCGCGTGCATTATTACCTAAAGCAATAGATTCACTACCAGAAGCATTTGCGGCTGTAGTAGTTAATGAAGAAGCTGACTGCATTGAGCTACTACCTGTACCACTCTCTAGTCCTGCAGAACCTCCACCACCTGATGGTGTGTTAATCCATGCTAAATTACCTGAAGCATCAGCCTCTAGTATCTGTGTACCTGCTGATTGTACGTTAGGTAATTTTAAAGAGTATGATGCTCCACCAGCATGTGCGGGTCCTTCTAGAGTTACGTTGTGTGCTCCTGATGCATCTTCACAGTATAATTTTAATTTACCTGCGTTAGTACCGTCACCTTTAATAGCAACACCACCATCAGTTTGTGTTTCTAAAGCTTTTACCGAAACTGTATTTGCTGTTGCAGCTGTTACATCTTTACCTATAGCAACACTACCAGCTGCACTTGCAACTGCGGCATCACCTAATGCGATAGCACCGGTTGCTGATGCGTTTGCAACTGTACTAGTTATTGCAGATTCTATAGATTCTGATCCTGTACCTGCAACTAATCCAGCTGCGCTAGATGGTAAACCACTTACAGTTGAACCTGTAAAGTCTACAGTACCACTTACAAAGTTTGTAGCAGTATTGCTAATCTCAATGTTAGTAGCATTACCTAAACCGTCTGTAACGGCTTTAGCAGTACCAGAGATAGCTCCGTTATCTGTTGTTTTTATTAGACCTTGGTACGAGCCATCGATCTGTTGTCCTGTTAATGTTGCCATATATTTGTTTTAAATATTTATGTTAGGGACCAAGTTCTAATCTCAGCTTCCCAGTTATTTGTGTTTGTATTCCATACGAATGGTACGCCAGGCGATCCTCCGTTACATGCATGATCAGCAATTGCATACCACCATGTGCCGTTTTTAGGTTCTGTTATACCGTAATGTGCAGCTAAAGCAATAACCCAACTACCATTAACTGGTGTGGTTATACTTAACTGAGCACATAATGTTTGTAGCCATGAACCATTTACAATGGTTGTAGCGCCTAAATAAAGTGCGTATGCAGAAATCCAACTACCATTGGTAGGAGTAGTTACTGCACCGCCTGAGGCACATTCTACGTAGTCTTTTGTTACTGATTTTATATCCATCTACTTAGAAATATAATTTTAGTTAGAGTTGTTTAATTTCTTAAGAGCAACTTTTAATTTTTTAATATTCTGCTTAGTCGCCGACGATTGTCGTGGAAGGACCGCAGTCCGAACAGTTTCCGTATTTCTCTTCATAATATCTTAAATTTGAGTGAGGTACTACTAATCCGCTAAAATAAGGATTAGATTTGTCTGGTGTCATTCCGTCTGTACCTGGGTTCGTATAATCTGCAAACATATTTGGATTATCAAAAAAGAATTTAATTAATCTTTTATTGTAAAATTCTGCAGTATCTAATGTTGATTGTCTAATATATTGTAATTCATCTAACGTAGTAGGTGAAGTCTCTTCTGTAGTGCCATTCAGTATGCCCTGGTTAGCTATCTTATACTTAATGCTTGGTAACATTAAATACAGACTATATTGCATTAGAGTTGGCCCAATGTAGTCATTAAGCAATGTCTTCTCATTAGCTGTTAAGTCATTAGCAATTACACCTGCTTTAAGTCTATTGTATAATTTAGTACCTAAAGTAGCCTGCATATAAATGTCTTGCGCCTGTATAATAAAAGGTGTAATCTCATTCATACGAACATTGTCGTCTAACTGAGTCCACTGCTTCATTCTTTGTTCTGATACTAGTAATGCTGTATTTGCCATATTAGTCGTTTGCTATATTTGTTATATCTTCTTGTAAAGCAGGATCATCTGCTTCAGTTCCGATTATCATTGGTACTGGCTCTACTTCTAATCTTACGTTGTAACCTGCAAGACCTAGAATATAACCGTATGTATCAATAATTTTAGATTGTTTAGGTCTTACTACAGTATTCATAAAGTGTGAGTAAGATGTAATGATTTCGTCTGAGTTACTAGAAAAGCCTGCACCATCTTTAATACCTAAAAGAAGTGGAGAAGTAATACGGTGTGCAGTTAAGATTCGTGACGTTATTCTTTGTTCGAGTGTCAAGTAGTAATCGTCGTTAGCATTCTCGATTGGTGTCACCTGCAGTTCTTTACCTGGCTCAGAAAAAGCCAAGAAGAATCTACCAGCATTCTCTTCTCCACTGAATGTATCTTCTATTTCTCTATAAATGTCTCTGCGTTCTTCTGGATTCGGTATGCCGTTTCTAAATTGGACGAACATACTTGGTGCGAGTCCGTTTGAGATGTTTGCGTTGTGGAACCTAGACACCCTCGCATCAAGCTGAATATCATTAACACCACCAATATAAGCGGGTAAAGGATAGATCTCTTGGCCTGGGTTGTAGTTTTTGCAATAATAGATTTGACTTGCGCTATCTTTCTTAGTATCTGTTGGATCATAACTTCTATATTCTACTGGCTTATATTTTCTGATCTGTGACCAGTCAGATGAATAGTAGTAAGAATGTATCTTGTCTTCCTCATCCGGCTTGCCTGATCTTACGTTTGCAAATGGTAGGTGGTAAATTTCAGCAATTCTAGTGCCTTCTTTATTCCATATAATATTTAGTGAATAACCACCAAATAGGGTGTAGTCTAAACTGATTCTAGAGAATATCTCGTCAATAGTATCTCCATCAGTGTTAATGTATTCTTTGCCATAATCTTTAATACCTTCTCCAAAGATACCATCTTTAATAGCGTCAATACATGTATGATTCATTGCAGAACTATCGTATAAGCCGATTAGTTGCTGCGGGAAGAGATTATCTATACCAAACTTAATGTAGTCTTTTCCTCTTTGTTCTTGGATTACAGGTAAGTCTAATGCTTCAAACTTGCTACCTTTAATACTATATAATCCTTCTGGGTTCGTGTTTCTCATATTATGTTTTATGTGTAATTCGGTCTAAAGTATGTATCTGCCTCACGGTTCTCGTTATCTGAGACATAATCAACCGTGCCAGTATCACCTCCAGGCTTTGTAATTATCTTTACAATGTCAGTATAAGGACCTAATGCCCATGTATAATAGCCATTATAGTGCTTATCTTCAAAATCTGCTGGTAGGTCTACCATAAATTCTGCATATCTTGTATTCTCGCTAACAATTGACCAGTTACCAGATGTTACAGTTACTAGTATTTCTTGTGAATATTGTGACTTAAGCGTGAATGTGTCGTTAAGATCTAGTGCTGAAGTAGGATTATTAATGAAAAAGAATGCTTCTTCTGCTGTTATTGTTGTCGTCATACTATATAATGTGTGTTTCTACTTAGAAATATAAAAAGACTACAAGTTGTAATTCAAAAAAAAAGGGTCCCTATTGGAACCCTTCTTAGTTAATATAATAGTGTCGATTATTAAGCCTCGACGATAGTGCTAGTAACTTCAAATGATGGAGATTCTTCCATTCCAGAAATTGTTAATTCATATCCGTTTCTGTCACCGTAAGCGGTACCAGATACTGATGAACCTGCTGTCATGAATGCACCTCTTTCAACACCAACGCTAAAGTACTTATCGTTGTTGTCTTTAAATACTACAACCATATCAGTTGCTTGAGCCATCAGTAAAATCTGATCTCTCTTAGCAGCTTCCATTTTGTTGAATATCATTGTAAGAGCTTGGTCATAAAATACAGTACCATTCTCTTGAGATACATTTATAGTTTCGGTAAATGAACTAGTTTGTCTTGGAACGTCAAAATCAAAGAAGTCACTAGGTACAAGGGCTGAACCAGCTACAGTAATTGCTGAGATAGTTCCTGAGGATTGTGTAATAGATTGTACTGGTCCGTTAGCGATAAAGATCTTGTCAATACCACCGTTAGAATCGTTACAGTCTAAAGTAAATCCTGCTGTTAAATTGCTACATGCCATAGTTTATACTTTGTTTTTTTAGTTAAAACTAAGGCCCGAAGGCCCTAGTTATTGAATTATGCTAATCCGTTTGTACCGAATTGATCTACTTGAGATACGGCTACACCTAATCTCCATTTAGCGATGAATTTTACAACATCTTGTCCTTTGTCAAAAAAGAACTGTACTGTTGACATATCATCTTCTAAACCTGTACCTGCTACAATCATTGAAGAAGGACCTGCTGCTACGTAATCAGAACCAGTTAAACCTGAAGTTTTAACTACTGTGATGTTAGCACCTGGAAGTTCGAAAGAACGTCCGTCTCCTTGGTCATAGTGGTAATAGTTTTGTGCAACTAATGCTCTTCTTAGAGTATTAAAAGCTGCTGGAGACATGATCATAATTAGATCATCTCTATCTTTAGATGCTTCGTCGATTGCATCAAAGATGTTTAACGCTTGCTCTACTGCATTAGCTAGTGTGAATGCTGCTGGGTTAGCAGATAATGTTGCTCCTGCTGCTGCTGTTACTTGGTCTTTAATACCAGTTCCAGTTCCGTCACCGTCAATTAGGTAAGCTTCGTTATATTTAGAGATTCTTTTCACGTAGTAATCAGCGATTACTTCTTCGAAAGGTACACTCTCTTGGTTTGCTGCCGCAGACATTCTCTGGCTTAACCAGTATTGTCTAAGGTCTTCTGGACATAAGTCCATTTTTACTTGTTTGTCTCTGATAGTGATATCTACTTGTGAGAAATCTACATTACCAGAAGGGTTCCAACCACATGCAAGGTCAGCAACGTTTAAGTCACCGTCCATTAAGTTAATTGCTACTGTACCAGCAGAAAGTCCTGATCTTAAGTCTACATAAGACATAAGGTCTGTTTCTAATACTGCCTTTGCAATTAAATCTTGACTAGTTTCGTCGGTCCACGCGTTTAGCGCTGTTAAATCAAATGCCATAATTTAGTTTTTGTTTTTAATTGTTTGGTTTATTTTCTACTCTTTCTTAATGATACAAGTCTTTCAAATCTTGCTTCAGCTGTAGTAGCTCTGTTTTGTGCCTCTTGTGAGAAGGTGTTGGCAACCTTTTTTGCTGCAGGTTCATCTGCAACTTCGTTAAATCTTGAAGTTAAAACACTTAGTTCTTCTTTCAGTTCTTTAATCTCATCTCGGTACGGCTCTAACATAGTTGCAATGCCTTCTAGCATTCCTTCTACATCAAAGTCTTTCTCTTTTACAATTACTTCTTCTTCCTCTTCGAAAGATTCTTCAGCTTCAGATACTGACTCTTCAGAGCCTTTATCTTCAACTTTAGTAATTTCACCAGATTCACCTACTGTGATTAATAAACCGTCAGTCGTGGAATGTAACCCTTCGGGTGCAAATGGATCTTCTGATGCACCGTCTCCAGCTCTTACAAAAAGGATTGCTCCTGGTTGTAATTCACCTTCAGTGTACACTTCTGTTCCATCAACTAAAGTAGCCTCCGCCATTTTAGTTTCCACAACTTCTTTAACTTCTTCAGTAGCAGCGCCGAGCATTACTCGTAGCTTGCTAATTGCGTTTGCGACTGTCATATACTGTATAAGTTTATTTAGTTTAATCAGACCTATGCCTGACACTTAGAAATATGTATCT